GATTGGGTTGGTATTACAACATACTCAAGTTTCAGTGGAAGAGTCTTTACTCGTTCTGGTGTTAAGGGATCTGATTATGACGCATATACTAAGAATTACTTAATTGACAATCTTTCACCCCAATTTGATGGTCAAGCGACACAATTTGACCTTAAAGTTGATGGAGGAAATGTAACTGGTATTTCAACTCAGAATGGTATATTATTAATTAACGGCATTATGCAAGGTGCTGGAAACTTTAATGATTATCAATTAACTCAAGTTTCTGGTATTACTACCTTAGCATTCACAGGTTCTGCTGCTTCTGTCGCATATGACCCAGAAACTGCATCTGTTCCTGTAAGTGGTAGAATCATTTCAGTAGGATCTACTGAAGGATTTGGATTACAACCATTAGTCGCTGCTGGTGCAACTATTCGCTTTGCTTCTTCTGGTATCGTTACTGCTGTAAGTATTGGTAATAGTGGTTCTGGTTATAGGGTAATTCCTGGCCGTGCTGGTATTGCATCCAATTCATCAATAAGTGGTGTTGGTATTGCTACTGAAGTTAAGGTTGGTGTTGCATTATCATCTACTGGAAACCCATCAATTCAATATATCGGAACTGCTTCTGTTATCAATGGTGGTATCGTAAGTATTGCTGTTACAAACACTGATCCAATTCCTGGATTCCCTGGCACAGGTTCTTCTACATTCGAAGCAATCATTGATCCTCCAACTCCTTATCAAGATATTCCACTTTGGTATAGTTCTTCCTCACCAGGTGTTGGTGGAACTCAAGCAAGAGCTAATATTACTGTTAGTGCTGGATCAAGTGTAATTGACTTTGAGATTACTAATGTTGGTTACTCTTATGGTGCTTCTCAAGTATTAACAATTCCTACTTCTCTTACAACTAGTGAACCAACAATTGTAGGTATTCCTACAGTTCAAGGTGGAACATATAGAGAGTTCCAGTTAACTGTTGAAAGAGTTAAGGATGATGAGTTCAATATGTGGACTATTGGAGAACTTGATGTTCTTGATGATTTCTCAAGTCTATTTGATGGTGCTAGAAAGGCATTCCCAATTACTGTTGGTGGTGATGGTTATGCTATTCAGGCGAAATCTGGATCACCTATTGTTATTCAGGATACTCTAATTCTTACAATTAATGATGTTTTACAGGTTCCTGGTGAAGGATTTACCTTTAGTGGTGGTGGAACAATAACCTTCAGTGAAGCACCTGCAGCAGGTGATAAGATGAGATTCTTCTTCTATAGAGGAACTGGTGGTGAAGACGTAAAAGATAGAGATATTGTAGAAACAGTTAAACGTGGTGATGATTTAGTTCTTAAATATGATTCTGCATATAACACAAGAACATTTGTAGAAAATGAAAGAACAGTTGTTGAAGTTAAATCTTCTGATGCTGTAGATACTAACCCATATGTTGGGCTTGGTTTAGGTGATGATGATACTGAAATAAGACCAGTAACATGGATTAAGCAGACAGAAGATAAGATTATTGATGGTAGAGTTGTTCGTAAGGATAGACCTCTATATGAACCTGGTATTCATCCAACTGCATATCTAATTCAATCAGTTGGTGTAGGATCTACTACAATATGGGTAGATAATTGCAAACCATTCTTTGATCAAGAAAATGAAAACCCAGTTGATAGAAATTTCCAGAAGGATATCCAGATAGTAGATGCAAGTAGTTCTTATGAATACCTTGCAGGTGCTGCTGGAACAGCAATAGTTTCTGTTGGCAATACAATCTCATCTGTTGCTATTTCAACGGGTGGTAGGGGGTATATAACTGCTCCTATTGTTAGTATTCAAACTCCTACTGGTGTAGGTGGAACTCCTCTCGCTGGTGTAGGAACTACTGCTAGGGCATACGCAACTGCATCAGTTACTTCTGGTGTTGTTACATCAATTACTGTTACTACTGCTGGTATTGCATATACTGCAGGTAAACCACCACAAGTTCTAATTTCTCCACCAACATATGTTAGAGAAGAAAATAGAGTTGACTCATACACAGGAGATTTTGGAATTGTTACTGGTGTTGGTATATGTTCGAACATATCTGACGCAAATGGAGCAGCGATTGGAGTGGGAACTGCTGTAGTATTTGATCTTTGGATTCCTGATGACTCTGCTCTAAGAGATAGTAGGATTACAAGCCCTGATCCTATTACCGTAAGTGGTGTTCAAACTGGATATTACTTCATGGTTAGTGGCTCTAATCTCGGTAGTGGTGTTACTTCTCTAAATATGGCAGGTACTTATGTTGGTGTTGGAACTACTGCTCTAGATAATATCTACGAGGTTTCACATTATGTTGGAATAACAACAGTTGGATATGGATCGGATAAGACTAACAGTTCACTAAGAGTCTTTAGTAGAGTGTTAAGTTGGAACGGTTTACAGAATACTGTAGGATACTCAACATTAAATCAAGGTATTAGTACTGCGTTCATAGGTGATTATAGTTGGGGTAGACTTCAATCTGAAGGTAGGATGATATCAACGTCATATTACGTCAATACAAATGACGGTGTTACTGGTATTAAGACTGGCCCTCAGATTAAGAGAAGAGCTTCATTGAAGTTTGTAAATTATGTCGTCTAAATAGTAAAAAAAGTGTTACATTAGGTTCAATGTCCGCCATTATAACTGATCAAATACGAATATTGAATGCGAAGAATTTCGTTGCAGGTGTTTCTACAAACACCAATTCTTATTATGCATTCGTAGGTTTACCTAATCCAACAGGAATTAGAACTGATTGGGATACTTCTCCCCCTTCACCAGTCGATAGTTTCAATGATCTTAATGATTATTGGGATAGTATGATTGCGGTTAAGAAAATAACTCCTGCTGATTGTAAGCAAATCGTTCAAAAGAACCAGTGGAGTTCAGGTACTACATACGATTATTATAGACAAGATTATAGTATAACTAATGCACCTGCTAATTCAGGTGGAACAACCTTATACACTGGAAACTATTTCGTTGTAAATAGTGATTACAAAGTTTACATTTGTTTACAGAACGGAACAACACCTGAAACTCCTGATGGTAAACCATCTCTTGACGAACCAACGTTTACAGACTTAGAACCAAGAATTGCTGGTACTTCTGGTGACGGTTATATATGGAAGTATCTTTATACCATTAAACCTGCAGATCTAATCAAGTTTGATTCTACAGACTTTATGCCTGTTCCTGCTGAATGGAGCACAAACACTGCAGATAGTGCTATTAGAAATAACGCTGTTGATGGTGGTATTAAAATTGTTGTTATTAAGAATAGAGGAACTGGTATAGGAACTGCTAACCAGACTTATACTAGAGTTCCGATTAAGGGTGATGGATTTGATGCAGAATGCACCGTTGTTGTGAATAATGACCAGCAAATAGAAAGTGTCACTATATCTAACGAAGGGTATGGTTATACTTACGGTAACGTTGATTTATCTGCTGGATCTGTTCCAACTCCTACTTCTCCACCAACTCTTGATGTTATCATTCCACCTCCAGGTGGTCATGGTAAAGATATATACCGTGAATTGGGTGCAACTAGTGCATTACTTTATGCACGAATTGAAAATGATGCTGAGAACCCAGACTTTATAACAGGTAACCAAATTGCTCGGATTGGAATTATTGAAAATCCTCAAGTATTTGGTTCTACTCAGTTACTTACTTTAGATAAAGCAAGTGCTGCATATGCTATGAGATTATCTGGAACGGGTTATAGTTCCGTAACATTCACTCCTGATAGTTTGATATCTCAAACAACTGGAACAGGTGTTACTGCTTACGGTAAAGTTCTTGCTTATGATGCAACTACTGGAGTTTTAAAGTATTGGCAAGATAGAACCATTGCTGGTTTTACTACAGTTGGTATAGCACAAAGTGCTACTGCTGCTATCTACGGATACGATACAACTAGATTTACCTCAGATCCAACTGCAGGTGGTAATAGAATTATTGTTGGTGGTAGTTCTAATCTATCCATTAGCACTACATTTAGTGGTCTATCTACCTCAATAAATAATAGAACATATTATCTTGGTCAGTCATTCACTAAAGGAATGTCAAACCCAGAAGTTAAAAAATACTCTGGAAATATGATTTATGTTGACCACAGACCAGCCATTACACGATCTTCAAATCAAAAAGAAGACATTAAAATCATATTACAGTTCTAAAATACTATGGCTCAGCAAACCAATCTAAACGTTTCACCATATTTTGACGATTTCGATCCGAATGATGGTTATCATAAGGTTCTTTTTAAACCTGGATATCC